AATTTTTTGATATACGCAATGAAGTGTTACAATTCACCACATTGTATTATGTCTGAGTTTGAAGGTGATATTAAGAGAATAAAGTATCTTAAGAGATTGTTTCGTAGATTTAAAAATGGTGGATCTTTAAAAGAAAGATTAATATTGAATCACATTATTTTATTGAATAATGTATTTGGTCCTGAACCGACGGCCAGAATATTATTCTATAAGATAGAAGAAGATGATTATGATGTGTTAAAAACATTCCTATGTTATTTGCACTTAATGCCAGAGATTGTTTTTGGTATTAATGGTAGAAACATATCATCATACGATATACCAATGCATAATCAGGTAGCAGAGATTTTATTAAAAATATGAAATCATTTAAAGAATTTTTAAACGAAAAGGGTAGATGTTGGCCAGGACATAAACCTGTTCCAGGTAAAAAACCATATTCTCCCGGTAGTTGTAAAAAAGAAGAAGTTGAAGAAGATTTTATTGATGAAGATTTGAGACAATGGTTTAAACAAAAATGGGTCCGTATGGACACCAAAGGTAATATCAAAGGTCAATGTGCTAGAGAACCCGGCGAAGGCAAACCAAAGTGCTTACCACAATCAAAAGCACAATCTTTGGGTAAAGAAGGTAGAGCAAAAGCTGCAAGAAGAAAACGCCGTGAGGATCCAAATCCAGATCGCCGTGGTAAAGCAATTAATGTAAGGACGAAATAGATGAAAAGGTTTAATGATTTTTTAAATAACATAGAAAATTTAGAAGAAAAAAATAAACCTACACAACCCGAAAAATGGGCACGTGCTAAGGCTGCTGCTAAATCTAAATTTGCTGTTTATCCTTCTGCTTATGCAAATGCTTGGGCTTCAAAGAAATATAAATCAATGGGTGGTGGTTGGAGAACAGCTAAAGAAGAAGTTGAAGTTATTTGGGAAGCAAAAGATGATAGCGATGATGATGGTACTGAAGTAAAAGTATATGATTACGATACCAATTATTTTCACATTTGTCCAGCTGCAACTAAACTATACAAAGATATAGAAGATAAAACAGAACCAGGTGATGAAGATTTAGTTGAAGGCATGGCTAAATTACAAGATTGTATTTTCTTTATTGAAAAACACCTTAAAGAGAAAAAAGGTTCACCCAAAGAAGATGATATGGGTTATTTGTTGGTTGCACAAAACATCAAAGACCAACTAGATCGTATGCTCTCTATGACAACTCCACAAATGCGTTTAGAACATTGGTATTTACAAAGTCACATTGAAAATATCAAAAAATTGCTCGATTGGGAAAATCGTAAAGAAGAATTGGATGAACAGTATGAATGGTTGGAAGAATCAGCTGCATGGAAAAGAAAAGAAGGTAAAAGTCCTACTGGCGGTTTAAATCGTAAAGGTATTGCTTCTTATCGTAGAGAAAATCCAGGTTCTAAATTAAGTATGGCTGTGACAGGTAAAGTTAAACCTGGATCTAAAGCAGCTAAACGTAGAAAATCATTTTGTGCTAGAATGTCTGGTATGAAAGGTGCAATGAAAAAACCAAATGGTGAACCAACAAGAAAAGCATTAGCACTTAGAAAATGGAAGTGTAGATGAAAATTATATTAGCACTGGCAGTTGCGGTTTTAATAAATCTTTCTTGTCGTGCAGAATCATTTATAACCAAAAAACCGGTGATATGTACTAATATTGAAACTATAATTGAAAGATTGACCAATAAATTTGAAGAACTGCCTTTTTGGAGCGGAGTAGGACTAGAAAATAAATTTGTTCTTATGGTTAACAACAAAACCGGAACTTGGACTATGTTAGAATTCAATAACGATACCGCTTGTATAATTGGCGAAGGTAAAGAAGCTGATCAAATATTTTCAAAACCTAGTTTATAAACAACTACCAATACAAATGAAAACATTTAAAGAATATATTAACGAAATGGGAGCAGGCGGTGCTGGCGGAGGAGGTTCTGTTGGACCAACCAATGTAACTGGTGTACAATCAGCAACAGATCCAAAAAGTGCTACTGCTGTTGATATGGATAAAAGACGTAGAAAACATAATCCAATACTAATGAAAATGGCACAAAGGAAACCACCTAAAAAATGAATAGTTTAAATGAGGTATTGTCTTTAGTTAAAGAACAATTTGGTCCTAAAAATACAGAATATGAATTATGTGCAAATATGATGTTAATAAAAGTTCGTGGTGTAGATAATAACAGTTTAGCTAAATGGATTACAAAAAAATTTGATTATTGTAAAGTTTACGTTAAAAAAGAAAAAGATCATAAAATACAAAACCTAGGTTGGATAAAAATTGAACATAGTGATAAAGTTCAATCTGAATTGGTGTTAACAAATGTTGGATATATTTTCAATTAATTATTTTTTAGGACTATTACCAACATGGTTACCATGGGCAATAGTAGGAGTAGGAGCATTTCTGTTTGTAATAGAGATGATACTCAACAAATTAATTCCTTTCTTTTACAGATTGCCAATTAGATTATTGGCAATTATTATTTTTGCTGGTGGTTTTTATATTGATGGTAGACAAGATGTTTTAGTTAATGCAAAAGCAGAAGTTGAAAAAACTGTTGTTGAACAAAAAATTGTCACAAATGAAGTCGTTAAATATATACACGACAAAGTTTATCAAGATAGGGTAATACATGATCAAGTTATTAAAGAAATTAATACCAAAGATGACCATATGTGTGTTGTGCCTGATTCTTTTGTCAGGGTGCATGACAGCGCCGCTAAAGGTACCGTTTCCGGACTTTCCGAAGGAGTGGCTGGATCCGATTCCGGAATTGCACTCTCTGAAGTCGAAAGAACAATTGCCGACAACTACGAACTCTACCACGAACTCTCAGACAAAATGAAAGGTGTTCAAATGTGGTTGAAAGAACAAAAAAGGATTAACCCATGAAAAAACTAATGTTATGTTTAATTTCATTGTTATCTGGATGTTCTATTTTATTTGTTGCACATTATGACAATAATGAATATGGTTTAGTCAATAAAATTCGCACCGATGCGGAATTGAAAAACTGTACTAAAGAAGGTGTACAGGTGTTATATCAAGACACTTTGGAACTAAAGAATTATAGTCAATATTTACCGTATAATGATGTAACAGTAAAGATGAGTAATGATTTATTCACACTTGTTGATGAACTACATCAAAAAGATACAATCAATCTAACTTATTGTGGTCTAAAACTAAATACCATATCTAAGTCTGCGGAACAAATACAAAAAGTTATTGGAGGTGAACCAAGATGAGCGCAATACAAGATTTAGCAATTCAGGCACAAGGTTATCAAGAATTATATAATCAAGGAAAATTGACAGCTGAAGAATATAAAGAATTGGTGAATGATATGAATATAGTTGGTCAAATCAACGCTGATTCGGAACAATTAGAACAAAACGATCAGTATCATGCTATTTTGATGGGAGCATTACAATTAGCTGAGGCATTAGCATAATGGAACTTACAAAAGACCAATTAAGACAAATCATACCAAAGAATCCATATTTGGATCATTGGTATAAAGATTTGGCACTATTGTTACCAGATTATGAAATTAATACACCAGCACGTATTGCTGGTTTCTTGGCACAATGTGTACACGAATCAGATGGTTTTACTGCACTTAAAGAAAATTTAAATTACAAACCAGCTTCATTGTTGAAAATCTTTCACAAGTATTTTCCAACCGAAGAATTAGCAAACGAATATTGTGCTAAACCAAACAAACAGGAAGCAATTGCTAATCGTGTCTATGCTAATCGTATGGGTAATGGTGATGAAGCGTCTGGTGATGGTTATAGATACTGCGGTCGTGGTGCTATTCAAATAACTGGTAAAGATAACTATTTTTGGTTTGCTTCAAGTATTCAAATTACACCAGAAGAAGCATCAGAATATATGCAAACATTTGAAGGTGCATTACAATCTGCTTGTTGGTTTTGGGAAACAAATAATCTCAATGCTGTAGCAGATGCCGGTGATATCGTTAAAATGACTAAAATTATTAATGGCGGTGATATTGGCCTAGAAGATAGAACAAACAAGTTCAATCATATTAAACAAATTCTAGGAGCATAATATGCACGATCATAAATTATTTGCTGTAGCAGCGGCACTATTGATACTTCCATTGACTTTGGCTTTTTTTGGTCATGATCAATTTCGTTATCCCTGCCAAGACCCCAAAAATTGGGATTCCCCTGAATGTAAACCACCTATATGCGATGTTACAAGAACTTGTCCAGAACAAATTTTTAAAGGTCAAAGAGATCCGAGATTGGGTCCTCCGCCTCCTGCCGATCAACAAAATCAAACAATACTTCCATCATGTAAACCAAGTGGAGCAACCTGTGGAAAATAATCAAGACCCATTTATGTATACAGAAGACCAGCTTATGGCTCGTCTTAAATTTTTTATTGGTATTTGTTTAGCATTAACATTGACAGGTATAGTCTTTGTTGTGTTATACTCTATTATCTTTATTACTCAACCATTAAACGCTATTAGTCCTATTGACCAAAAGTTTTTTGAAATGATTATACCAATTGCAACATTCTTAACCGGTACGTTATCTGGTATTATGTTAGCAGGTAACGACAAAGACTTAAGAGAGAAAGCACTTAAAGATGCCAACAGACAAACACCAGTATCACCAATGCCAACAATTCCATCCGGCTCATCAAGCGTGTATACAGCACCTACGATATCTCCAACAATATCAAGTACGATCACAAATCCTATTGTACCAAAACCAACAGTTGTTGTTGAAGAAGTTGTAGTACAACCACCGGTTGTTGGATACGGTGGTAAATTAGCACCTCCACCAGCACCACAACCAGAAATTTAAGGAAGAACCATGAAAAAAATTATTCTAGCTATTTTTCTAGCATTTGTTTCCGTTTCGCTAGTTCATGCTGAAGCCGAAACTAAAAAAGTTTGTGAAAAAACTAAAGATGCTAAAGGCAAAGAAAAAGAAGTTTGCAAACAAGTTAAGATTCATAAAAAACTTGATGGTGAGAAATTACCAGAAAAGAAGTAAATGGGATACGACAACATAGAAGTTGATGTTGGTGTATTGAAAAGTAAGGTGGCAACACTTACTGATCTTTGCAATAAAATGGATACTGTGATTGATAAACTTATAGATCAACACGATAGACATATTGCAAAAGTATATACCGATATGGAAAATAGAAGATTAGAAACGGATGGAGATATTCGTGAAATTCACGACCGTATTGATATTGTTTTGGATAAAATGCAATCATCCGAATTGCGTATTATGGATGAAATAAAATCTCTAAGAGCCTGTATTACCGAACATAGATCGGAAGAAAAGAAACAATTGGATTCCATTTTAGAGTGGAAATGGATGATTATTGGTGGTGTTCTTGTGTTATCATGGTTGATTTCTCATGTAAATATTGATACAATAATAAAGACACTAAATTAAACATTACTTTTTATATTATGAGCGTTTTTATTGATCGAGCCTTTCTGCTTAGGGTCTCTCCTAAGCTTCACAAATTCACACAGAAAAAACAAGACCTGTTTAACTTCAGGTGTCCTCTCTGTGGCGATTCCCAAAAAAATAAAGTCAAAGCAAGAGGTTATGTTTACCGTAAACACAACAACTACTTCTTTATGTGCCATAATTGTGGTGCATCAACCAGTTTTTATAATTTCCTAGAAAAAGTGGATTCAACTCTTGTTAAAGAGTATGCACTTGAAAGATATAAAAATGAAGATTCCGGAAACATCAACTATAAGAAGCCTGATTTTACAGAATTTAAAAAGACGCCGGTTCCTAATTTCAAAAAAAGATTGGATATTCCTAGTATTGACTCCTTACCAGAAGAACATTTTGCAAAAACTTATGTTTTATCAAGGAAACTTCCAGCAGAATCATTTAAGGAATTATACTATGCAGAAGATTTCAAAGCCTTCGTAGACGGTCTTGGTTTTAATCAACTTGGTCAAGAACGTTTGATTGAAGGTGACAAAAGATTGGTAATACCATTCTATGATAGAGACAAAAATCTAATTGCATTTCAAGGTCGTGCTCTTGGTGGGTCCAAACTTAGATACATCACCATGAAACTTGATGTTGATAATCACAAAGTGTTTGGACTTGACAGGATTGACATGGAACAACCAATCTATGTGACGGAAGGTCCTATTGACTCCCTATTCATTAAGAACGCTGTGGCTACTGCCGATTCTAATTTGGAAAGTATAGTAAATTATTTGGATAAATCTAAAGTGATCTTGTTATTTGATAATGAACCAAGAAACAAAGAAATTTGTAAAAAACTTGAAAAAGCAATAGACAACCACTTTAATGTGGTGATCTGGCCAGAATATATAGAAGAAAAAGATATAAACGATATGGTACTTGCCGGGTTTTCACCTGAAGAAATACAAGATATGATAGATAAAAATACCTTTGTAAATTTGAGAGCGAAAATGGAGTTTATTAAGTGGAAGAAAATATAAAAGATTGGATTGACAAGGTTGCTGAAAAAAGACCTGAACTTGGTGGTTTATCAATATGTCCATTTGCTAAAAAAGCATTTGAAGATAACAAAATCTTTTGGTCATACATTAGCTATGAATCTGAAAAATACATAGAAAGTTATATTGATAGTTTCCATCAAGATTATGAACTCATTGCCTTTATTAATTTAGGAATGAACTTGACAAATAATGAGTGTATAAGTATAATCAACAATCTGAACAAAAAATATCCAAAAGTTACTTTTCTTAAAGATCATCCAGATGACCCTGGTTTTATTCAAGGAATATTCACTGGTAATGGCAAGTATCCAATCATACTTGCACAACCAAAAGATAAATTAGATAGAGCAAGGCATCAATTAAATAAAACTAATTATTATGATTATTGGGATGAAAAATACAAAAAAGAAATTTGGAGTTATGGTAGCGAATAATAATAAGGAAGAATATGGAAGATTATCTAGGTATTAAAATAGACTTGGAAAGAGATAAACTGTTTGATGAATTAGGAGTAAAAAGATTAAAAGAAAGCTACATGAGAGAAGATGAACAATCACCACAACACCGTTTCGCATTTGTTTCGAAAGCCTTTGGAACTAATATTGATCATTCTCAGAGATTGTATGATTACGCTAGCAAACATTGGCTTAGTTATTCTACACCTATCCTTAGTTTTGGTCGTTCTAAACGTGGCCTTCCTATATCGTGCTTTCTCAATTATATTGAAGATACTGCTGAGGGTCTAGTTGATAATTTATCTGAAACTAATTGGTTATCTATGTTGGGTGGTGGCGTCGGCATTGGTTTTGGTATTCGCTCTGCTGATGACAAGTCTACGGGTGTTATGCCACACCTTAAAATATATGATGGATCTTCTTTGGCTTACCGCCAGGGTCGTACTCGTAGGGGTTCATATGCTGCCTATCTTGATATTTCTCATCCTGACATTATTCCTTTTTTAGAGATGCGTAAACCAACAGGAGATCAAAATCTTCGTTGTTTAAATTTACATCATGGTGTAAACATACCTGATTCTTTTATGCAAATCATTGAGAACTGTATGTTAGATCCAAATGCAAAAGATGATTGGCAATTGATTGATCCAGCATCAAATGAAGTAAGAGAGGTTGTGTCTGCTAAACATTTGTGGCAACAACTACTTGAAATTCGTATGCATACCGGTGAACCCTATTTGCATTTTATTGATACAAGCAATAGAGCATTGCCTCAATGGTTAAAAGACAAAGGTTTAAAAGTAAATCAATCTAATTTATGTTCCGAAATTATATTACCAACTGATAAAGATAGAACAGCTGTTTGTTGTTTATCTTCAGTTAACTTAGAAGTATATGACGAATGGAAAAACGATAAATTATTTCTTAAAGACATGGCAGAAATGCTTGATAATGTGTTGCAGTATTTTATTGATAATGCACCTAAACAAGTTGCTAGAGCAAAATATTCTGCAATGCGTGAGCGTAGTATTGGCGTTGGTGCTCTTGGTTTTCATGCTTACCTTCAGCGTAGCGGAATTCCTTTTGAGGGAGTTATGGCAAAAATTACAAACAAGCAAATATTTAAAAACATCAGAGAAAAATTAAATGAAGCAAACTTGCAATTGGGTAAAGAACGTGGCGAAGCACCAGATGCTGTTGGTACTGGTTTTAGATTCTCTCATGTTATGGCAGTAGCACCTAATGCATCATCCTCTATTATTATGGGTAACACTTCTCCTAGTGTAGAACCATATCGTGCCAATGCTTATCGTCAAGATACTCTATCAGGTTCTTACTTAAATAAAAATCGTTGGTTAGATGAATTAATTATCAAATTATCAAATGATAAACCAGAAGATTGGTATAACGATGTTTGGTCATCTATTATTGCTAACGATGGTTCGGTTCAACATTTAGATTGGATGTCAGAACACGACAAAGATGTATTCAAAACGTCCATGGAAATAGACCAACGTTGGGTAATTGAATTAGCTGCTGATAGACAAGAATACATTGATCAGGCACAATCGCTAAATGTATTTTTTAGACCAACAGCTAGTATCAAGTACATTCATGCAATTCATTTCTTGGCATGGAAAAAAGGAGTTAAAACTCTCTATTATCTACGCTCAGAAAAAGCAGCAAAAGCGTATAAAGTATCTAAGAAAATTGAAAGACAGGTTATTAAAGAAATTGATATGACACAAATTGCACAAGGTAACGATTGTATAGCTTGCGAGGGATAAAATGGCATATTCAGAAAAAGTAATAGATCATTATGAAAATCCAAGAAATGTTGGTAAGTTTATTATAGACAATACTATTGGTACAGGAATGGTGGGAGCACCAGCTTGCGGTGATGTAATGAAATTACAAATCAAAGTTAACAATGAAGGAATAATTGAAGATGCTAAGTTCAAAACTTATGGTTGCGGTAGTGCTATAGCAAGCAGTTCATTAGTCACTGAATGGGTCAAGGGTAAAACACTTGACCAAGCAGAACAAATTAAGAATAGTGAAATTGCAGAAGAACTTGCTTTACCGCCAGTTAAAATACACTGCTCTATTCTAGCAGAAGATGCTATAAAAGCGGCAGTATCAGATTACAGGAAAAAAATATGCACGACATAGAAATTACAGATTCAGCAAATGCTAAAATAACAGACATATTATCAGAAGAAAATAATCCAGATTTAAAACTGCGTGTGTTTGTTCAAGGTGGAGGTTGTTCTGGTTTTCAATATGGCTTTACTTTAGATGAAATAAAAAACGAAGATGATTGGGTTATTGAAAAACCTGGTATGACAGTTTTAATTGATTCAATGAGTATGCAATATATGGTTGGCGCAAAAATTGATTATAAAGAAACCTTAATGGGAAGTGAATTTGTTATTAAAAATCCAAATGCACAATCAACTTGTGGATGTGGATCATCTTTTACAGTGGGATAAAAAAATGATTTTTATTGGGACATGGTTTGCGGCAGGATTCATTACATTCTTTGGATGGACCGCAGGAGAAAAAGTTTACGAAAAATATATTGAACCTGAAACTGAAATACACGCTAAAAAATGAAACCGACTATTGCTATGTTTATTAATGATCCAAAATGCTCAGTTCAATCTGGCAATGGATTATTGAGGGCACTTGAGGATCATTACCATTTCAAACTATTTTCAAAGAATGAAATGGAAGATGGATTCTTTAACAAGAATATAGATATGGTTGCATTTCCTGGTGGATTTGGCGATTCAGATTCTTTTGATACATTACTCAAACAAAATGGTAAGTATGTAAGAAAGTTTGTTAAGAAAGGTGGCAAGTATCTTGGTATTTGTATGGGTGCTTTTTGGGCAGGTCATCATTATTTTAATATACTAGATAATGTTGATGTTGTTCAATATATTAAACAAGAAGGAACTTGTACAAAAAGACCTCATGCAAAGAATATGCCAACAAATTGGTATAAAGGTCATCATGAGAATATGTTTTTCTATGATGGTCCAACTTTTGTTGGTGCTGGAGAATATGAAACTCATGCAACATATTCAAACACAGATATGCCAATGGCCATTGTGCAAAACAATATTGGTTTAATAGGTTGTCATCCAGAGAGCGAAGAATTTTGGTATGATAGTTACTCATGGATGAAAGGTAAATATCATGGTGGTGTTCACCATGAAATATTATTAGATTTTGTAAATGAATTAATGGAGAGATGATGAAAAGAATATTAAGATTTACGGCAGATTGGTGTAATCCATGTAAACAATTATCTGAAAATATAGAAAGAGCTAATTTAAAAATACCGGTTGAAGTTATAGACGTAGAAAAAAACGAAAGTATTGCCAATTATTACGGCATTCGTAATTTGCCAACAATGATTTTGCTGGACGAAAATATAGAAATAAAAAGAATATCTGGCCTTAAAACGACCAATCAAATTAAAACTTGGATCAACGAATGATTAAAAAAACAGATTACAAATTATCAGATAAAAGAGATACGTTTAAACCTTTTAATTATCCTTGGGCATATGATGCGTGGTTAAAACATGAACAATCTCATTGGTTACATACAGAAGTACCAATGGCAGAAGATGTAAAAGATTGGAAGAAGAAATTAAATGAAGCTGAGAAAAAATTCCTCACACACATTTTTCGTTTTTTTACTCAAGGAGATATTGATGTTGCTGGTGGTTATGTCAATAATTATTTACCTCATTTTCCCCAACCTGAAGTAAGAATGATGTTACTTGGGTTTTCTGCTCGTGAAGCACTTCATGTAGCAGCATACTCACACCTTATTGAAACACTTGGTTTGCCTGAGACAATGTATAATGAGTTCTTAGAATATGCAGCCATGAAAGAGAAGCACGATTATATTCTCAACGAAGCAAACGGCGTTGTCAGTACATTTTCAACTGCAAGAAATATTGCTATGTTCTCTGCATTTACGGAAGGTATGCAATTGTTCTCCTCTTTCATTATGTTGCTAAACTTTCCAAGACATGGTAAGATGAAAGGCATGGGTCAAATCGTTACATGGTCAATTGTTGATGAGACTATGCACACCGAAAACATGATTAAATTGTTTAGAACATTTATCAATGATAATCCAGAAATTTGGAATGATGAATTAAAAAGTGAAATATACACAATTGCGGAAAAAATGGTAGAATTAGAAGATAAGTTTATTGATCTAGCATTTGAAATGGGTCCAATGGAAGATTTAACATCAGAGGATGTTAAGAAATACATTAGATATATTGCAGACCGCAGATTAATTTCATTAGGCCTTAAAGGCATATTTAAAGTAAAAAGAAATCCATTATCATGGGTTGAAGAAATGATTAACGCACCAACACATACCAATTTCTTTGAAAATAGAGCAACTGATTATGCAAAAGGCGCAACAACAGGAACTTGGAATGATGTATGGGCTCATTAATATACACTTTGATAGTAACACATATAACAATTATGTGTGTTACAATTTATTTACATAGAGGACAAGCACACAAATCCTTAGAGTTTGATCCTCGGTTAGAATCTATAATAAGATTTTGGTTATGGTTAACAACTGGAATGGTCACGAAGCAATGGGTTGCAGTACACCGTAAACACCATGCATTTACTGATAGAGATGGCGATCCACACTCACCTGTACTTTATGGATTGCGTGATATTCTATTTGGCGGTGTCACTTATTATGCACAAGCGGCAAGAGATGAAAAAATGGTTGAACAATTTGGTGCCGGAACACCTGATGACTGGATAGAAAAGAATATATATACTAGATTTCCATTTACCGGTGTTGTATTGACGTTAATTATTGATGCACTTTTATTTGGTCAAATTGGAGTATTGATTTGGTTAATTCAAATGATTTGGATTCCATTTTGGGCTGCAGGTGTAATCAATGGTGTTGGTCATCATCTAGGCTATAGAAACTGGACAACAAAAGATCACTCTACAAATATTGTGCCTTGGGGTATTATTATTGGTGGTGAAGAACTACATAATAATCATCACAATAAACCAGCAAGTCCTAAATTATCAAATAAATGGTATGAGTTTGATGTTGGTTGGATGTGGATCAAAATTTTTGAAAAATTTAATTTAATAAAAATAAAAAAGGAATGAAAATGGAGAAATCAATAACAGCTGAGTGTCATTCTTGTGAATCTTCATATGCAGTAGAGTATGTTGAAGAATTAACATCACTAGATTATCCTGAATTTTGTCCATTTTGCGGTGAACCCATCGAAGAAGTCACTGAAGAATCTTATATAGACGATGACGATGACTTAGATGAGGACAAATGGGATTAAAAGATGAATCATTTCTTAACTTATACTAAACATAGTTATGAAATTATTTTAGAAGCAGAATCAAAACTCTGCATTGATTTACAACATGAGACAGAAGCATATGTTGTACACTTATTTGCAAAATTTATGGATAGACCAAATATCAACACTCAACCAATTGGCATTAAGATGTTAGAAGCTGTTCATAAATCAACTAAAGAAAGAAGAAAAATATTTAATGAAGTAGGCGATGAATGTTTAATAATAAATAGTTTTGGGTACGGTAAAAACAGATGGCCAACTCAAAATTATTATAAAGACATGGGAACATTAGCTTATGATCAAACAGCACATACTAATGATCCCCCTGATGATTTGTTTATAGAATTGGCCAAAAATTTTACCTTGATTAGTAAAGTATTAAACAAGTGTACAAATTTTAATGATGACATGGCAATATAATGGCAAAGAGTTTACTGATGACTTAATTGGTGATAACTACGGGTTCGTGTATCAGATAACCAATCTGACGAATGGAAAAAAATACATAGGCAAGAAATTTTTTTATTCTGCCAAAACCAAGCAAGTCAAAGGTAAAAAGAAAAAATATAAGGCACCAAGCGATTGGCAAACTTACTATGGAAGTAGTGACATTTTAAAAAAAGATGTTATAATGCTAGGTGAAGATAATTTTCGTAGAGAAATTATACATTTATGTAAATCAAAAGGTGAATGTGGTTATCTTGAAGCAAAAGAGCAGTTTGTAAATGGTGCATTAGAATCTGATGACTATTACAATACATGGATTATGGTAAGAGTTAGAAAATCACATATTAAGGAATATAATGGAAATAGATAGTTACAATGATATATCAAATGTTAAGAAGGAAAAATTTCATTGCTTTTACTTTTTTCAAAATGATGATGGACCCGGTGTTAAAGTTGAAGGACACCATTATAATTTAGAAGAATCTGGTAACTTTGTGCCGGGAAGTCCAATGGGTGAATTATACCACATTGTTTTGGTAAAAGACCATCCAGAAGATAAGGAAAAGTTTGCCAACTTAGATTGTTTTGAGGCAATATTAGTAGAACCTGTTACTTACATAATTGAAATGATAAAACAAGGATGGTATGGTATAATTGCTCGTAAAACCGAACATTCTCATGAAACGGTAGATTTAGCTGTTGACAAACTAAGGACTTTGTTGTAAAATATAGTCTTTAGAAACGAAAGTTTATTATGATACTTATTGACTTAAATCAAATTCTCATCGGCGGATTGATGGGACAAATCAACAAAAACAAGGTTGAACTCAAAGAGGACCTAATTCGCCACATGGTACTCAATACTCTAAGATACAATATCAAGCAATTTAAAGAATATGGTGAAGTTATTCTTTGTTGTGATAATCGTAAATACTGGCGTAAAGACATATTTCCATTCTATAAAGCAGGACGTAAAAAAGCTCGTGATAAATCTGATTTAGATTGGCACATGATTTTTGATATGCTTGCCAAATTCAAACAAGAACTTAGAGAATATTTTCCATATAAAGTTATTGATGTTGAAGGTGCCGAAGCCGATGATATAATCGGTACACTTGCACCTCGTGCTGTGATGCATGAAAATGTATTGATTCTTTCCAGTGATAGTGACTTTGTTCAATTACAAATGTGGAATACCAATTCAAAATACAAAATCAAACAATACAATCCAACCTTAAAGAAATACGTTACTACCGATAACGCCTTGGACTCTCTTAAAGAGAAAATAATTCACGGCGATAAGGGTGATGGCATACCCAATGTCCTATCGCCTGGAGACTGTTTTGTGCGAGACCTGAGACAGAAACCAATAAAGCAAAAAGTTTTTGAAGAACTCATGGCAAGCCATTATGGAGATTGGAAAGATGAATCTGCTAGAAGTGGTTTTTCTCGTAATCAACTTCTAATTGACCTTAGATTAATTCCTGAGACTATAAAGAATGAAATTATAAATACATATGAGGAAGTAAAAACAGCAAACAAAACAAAAATGCTAAATTACTTTATTGAAAAGAAATTGACAAACCTAATGGATGTTATTGAGGAATTTTGATGAAAAATATATATGAAATTTTTGATGAGTTTGAAGAAGCTAAATCAAAAAAAGATAGAATGGATATAATTGGAAAAAATTTAAGTAAAACTCTACACGATGTTTTATTATTAACATTTCATCCTGATTATAAGTTTAAAATTAAAGAGCTACCTGAAGATTATAAACCAAATCAAAGTAATTTGCCAGGTTTATCTTATGCAAAGCTTTCAACTGAGATAAGAAAGCTTTATATGTTTCAGGAAGGTAATGCAACAGCAGAATCTTTAACTGATAAAAAGAGAAAACAACTTTTATTGGAATTATTAAATATTTTAGAACCAAGAGAAGCTGAAGTTATAATGGGGATCTTTAATAAAGATCAAGGTGTGAAAGGACTAACATATAAATTTGTTAAAGAGGCTTTTCCGAATATGTTACCTTAGAAAATGAAAAAAGATAGGATAATTATAACTTGTGGTAAATTTGATCCAATTAATCGTGATGAACTTGATTTCCTTAGGAGATGTAGACAAAAAGGAGATTGGCTAATTGTCGGTATACATTCTGATTGGTGGATGTGTAGTTATAATGGTGGTTTTTTTCAAAGTTTTGAAACACGAAAAGAAATAGTTTCTAGCATAAAGTATGTTGATGAGATATTTAAATTTAATGATTCTGATGGCACAGCTTGTATATTACTCAAATTAGTAAAGACTTGTTATCCAAATTCAAATATAACTTTTATATCCGAAGAAGATATGCATGATATGCCAGAAACTAAAATTCGTGGTATTACTTTTGAAACAATGAAATAGGAGAAAAAAACTAAGTGACTAAGTTTGTAGCAAAGTTTCGTAAAAATTCTGATGATTATGAATTTACGAATCAATATTCTAAAAACAAAAAAAAGAAAAATAAAATACGCCAGGCGAGACAAAACAAAAATGGTGAACCTGAGTACCAAATAAACGACTGGAAACAACGCAGGATCTAGTGTTGTATTAATACAACAGTCGTATTGACAAATCAACAAAACACCTGTATAATCCTGGATATTCTTGTAAGGAGTATTCTATGATTATACATGGTCGTATCGCAAAGTCCAAAAAACGTAAAGTACCCAAATCCGTACAAGCAGAGTATGATTCATGGTTGAAAGGTATTGAAGCAATGGCACCAAAAATCACAAAAAAAGTTTTTAAACAAACGTATTCGCTAGGTCCTGGCTCAGCACCAGCTGGTCGTGAGACAAAGCATTATCCGTCACTAAACACTGGTTTAGGTGTTGCAACAAAACCTGTTTCACCAAAAGTCTACACTGGTACAAAAATTGTAGGTATTGCTACAATGCACAAATCAAATGCAGTGCCAGTATTTAATGATGAGCAAGCAAAAGATATTTCAAGTATGAGGCGTTAAAATGAAGATAATAGTTCCAGTTAAAAAACCGGTGTGTCGTACACCAATCAAGCCTGTGCAAAAGCACAAAATTGATACAAAGTATGCTCGCAAAGTAAAACACCCACACAAGGAGTTTTCATTATGAGCAAAGGAAGTAATCCACGTCCATATAGCGTGGATCAAAAAACATTTAGGGATAATTGGGATGCAATTTTTGGCAAAGCACAAATAAAAGAAAATATTAAATGGCAAGAATTGGACCAAGTTACTAGGCAATGGGCAGTTTTATCTGGTTACGAAAAAGATTTAGCTAATTATGCAAGAAGGAAAAAAGAAAATGACAATTTATAATTATGAAGAAGTTTTTCAGGATATTCCTGGCGATTCTGCTAATGTAATGTTCACCTTTCCTCCAGAAATGAATGAAAAATGCGGTTGGAAAGAAGGCGATATAATTGAAATTAAGTTAGAAGGCAAATCTCTAATTCTTACAAAAAAAGACTTTTGGCCTTATTCTGATGAATTGGATATTCCTGATGCAAACACACTTATATAAAAACATTTTCATAATTGAAGCAGACACTCAAAAAGAATTGGTATTGACATTCTTTAGGATGCAAGAATTTTATGAATCTCAAAAACCAGAACTATATAATAAAAAATTTTCTGTTTTTGATTTCATTGATACAATGATGAATGATAATGGTGAAATTAATTATTTTTCACATTGGGATGGCTTTAACATTCCAGATTTTGCTTTTGAAAAGTGGAAAAAGAAAAATAAATCTTTAACGCCTTATGAAAAAAATTTGATTGATTTGATGGAATACAAAATTAGTTATGCCGAAAGATACTATATTATTGGTTATATGAAAGGCGATAAGAATTGCTTGAATCATGAAATAGCTCATGCACTTTATTATGTCGATAAGAGTTATCGTGAAAAGGTGGATATTTTAAATTCTGAAATTGAATCAAAGCATCCAGAATTTTTTGATTTTGTAATGCAAGATTTGGCTCATATGGGTTATAATGAATCTGTTATCAAAGATGAAGCTAATGCTTGGTTGAGCACAACATCAAAACAAGAGTTATTGAATTCTTTTAGTTTTTTGGATATTGATATATCTTATACCAAATGCTTGCCTATGATAAAAAAATATCGTAAGCTGTTGTCTGAGTACAACACATTTGCTTGAGTGGTAACCTTTGTTATGTTATAATATGTCATATTGTAAGGAGTTTATATGACAACAATGCTTGAATCCAAATCATTACTTGCCAAACTAATGGCAACAGAGAACCTAAAAATTGAACAGCGAAATGTTCGTACCGCTTCATTTGATATGGTCCGTCGGATTTTGACGATTCCTACTTTGAATGGTGGATTGTCTAGTGTGATTTATGACCTTTTCATGGGTCATGAAGTTGGTCATGCATTGTATACACCGGTTGGTGAAACTACTAAAGCAGTTGTAAACAGAAAAATACCACATTCAATTTTAAATGTGGTAGATGATGCTCGTATTGAGCGCAAAATCAAAAACAAATATCCAGGCCTTAAAACATCTTTTATCAAAGCATACAAAGAATTGCTAGAGAAAGATTTTTTTAACACTGCTGGTATTGATCTAAACACTTTGAATTTCATTGATCGTGCCAATATGTATTTTAAAGGCGGTCCGGCACAAAATATTCATTTTACCGAAGAAGAAGATGTTCTTGTTAAAAAAATGAATTCTACCGAAACTTATGATGATGTCGTTGAAGTTTCAGCTGAAATCGTTGAATTCATGAAACTAAAAGATCAGGAAGAAAAACAAAAACAAAAAGAAGAATCAAATGATGATTCAGATGAAGATGAATCAGGTGATTATGATTTTTCTGGTGATGGTTCTGAAGGCGAAGATGGTGAAGAAGGCGAAGGCGATAACCAACAAGAAGATTTTTACAGTGATGATGAAGAAAATGAATCAAAATCTTCTGGTGGTTCTTCACGCTTTGATGATAAACAACCAGAATCTTATACCGACAAGTCTTTCAAAGAAAATGAAAGCAAGTTATTTGCTCAAAAACCAGAAAATCACACTTATGTCAATGTTCCAAAGTTTGACATAGAAAAATGTGTGATACCGTACAAAAAACTATGGTCAATACACAAACAAGAGGCCAGCCAAGAAATTTTCAGTATTGAGAACATACAAAAATTTAACAAGGTTCGTGATGAAATAAACAAAACAGTTTCATACCTTGCTAAAGAATTTGAAATGCGTAAAAATGCACAACAACTAAAACGTGCATCTACCGCAAAAACTGGTGAGCTGAACATGGACCGTGTTTACTCATATCAAATCAATCAGGACATATTCAAGAAATTGACAATTATGCCTGATGGTAAGTCTCATGGCTTAGTTTTGTTTCTTGATTGGTCTGCTTCAATGGTTAACCATATTAATAACACACTGAAACAATTATTGGCTTTGATGTTGTTCTGTAAGAAAGTAAACATTCCTTTTGAAGTTTATTCTTTTACTGATATCAGTAGTTATTCTTTTGGTCACAATTTTATAGGATACACAAAATCGCCAGAAGAATCAAACGAAGGCGACCTTTTGATGGAAGAATTTATTCTGTACAACATTTTTTCAAGTAAAATGTCCGCATCTGAATTTACATATGCGTGTGTTTCTATGTTTGATAGAAGAACCACGAAAATAATGGCAATGCACTCTACACCATTAAATCAAGCAATTATTGCCGCTATGGACATTGTGCCTGAATTTAAGAAGAAGTACAAATTACAAATTGTTAATACCGTGTTTTTATCTGATGGTGATGCAAACTATATTGATAGCTATACTATCGTAGACAGGGAAAATCATAAGAAAAGAACTAGTTATGGTAGTTTTGACACGATTGTAATTACAGATCCACAAACAAATTTCCAGGAACAATACAAAGGCAGTTGGGATGACAAAAGAAAGATGACCAGTGCGCTGATCAAGTTGCTCCGTGCAAGGACACAATCAAATGTCATTGGTTTTTACCTTCAATCAGCTAAAGACTTTAAAAGGTACAGCCCTTCTTGGTTTCCACAAGGAACTAATTTGGATTTGTTGAGAAGCAACCTGAAAAAAGACAAATACCTAGTGTTAACGAACACAGGCTACAACGAATATTACTTTTTGTTGTCAGATTCTTCTTCTGATGATGAGGAATCTGTTTTTGAAGTCAAAGGAACGACAACCCGTAGCTTGGTTACTGCTTTTACCAAGTATGCGGCCGCAAAATTGTCAAATAAAGTCGTTTTAAATCGTTTTATCGGTTTAATTTCATGAGGAGTGAGAAAATGAAGCCAAAATTCTTAGTGGAATTCATGAATGGCGCAAAATCAGCGACTGTTCAAGTTGATCATCACACTTTATACAGCGTAATTTGCAAAAATAATGGCGTACAAGAGAAAATTGTGCAATTTTTGACACAAAAAGAAGCGGAAGACTACGGTCTACACTTCACCGAACAACTAAACCCATTTTTACTGAACGAAAATGTCAAATAGAGAAGCAAGAAGCCAGATTCCTGGTGTAATTTTTGACCAGTTATTCAAGAGGATGCAGAAATCCAAACTATGGACGATAAAATGTCGTTTGGATGACTCATATCCTCTTAAAAAGATACCAAATTTTTCTTTTATACTTGAAGAAGAAGGCATTTTTATATGCAAAGTTGTTGCGGATTCACTAGAAAAAGCAAAAGAAATTATTTTAGAACAGCTACCAGTTGAGGAATTCTTAGAAAATGGAAATGAATGATAAAACAAAAGAGGCAATGCTGATATTGCAAGAGGAATGTGCTGAAGTTGCTCAGGCAATATCAAAAGTCTTTAGGTTTGGTATTGATACTGTACACAATATGAACTCAAATCGGCAAAGGTTAGAGGAAGAAATCGGTGACCTTCTTGCCATGGTTGACATACTAATTGAAAGTAGTATAATATCAGATAGTAATGTCAACGAAGCAAGAAAGAACAAAAAGAACAAACTTAGAAAATGGTCGTCAATCTACAATTAGAATGATTTCTTTTTATACTCATAGTCACGAATCATGTTTTCAATATCAGCGGCACTTTTTGGTGCTCTTGATTCAATGTATGCTTCAAGACCGTTTCTTGCATAACCATCAGCTTTGATTCTGACATATACGACACCGGCGATTAAAACTAAGGTTAGAATAGTAAGTAACATTTTAAAAAACTCCTTTTTATTAGTGTTTCTACTATTAGTATTTATACTGAAAGAAAATTATGCAACAACAAGAAATACAATTTTTTTGGTCTTTGACTGAACAAATACCGCTAGACTTGGATTTTACACCTTGTATTGAGTATGAGAAGAAAAAAAGAGAGGAATATGCTCGGAATAGTGTATTTTCTTTTGGTAACAGTGAATATGTTGTTACTGGTGCTTCAACTGTGTCTATGATACCAACATTACCAACATTCACATCTTTACACATTAGAGCAGAACCTGAATCTGTTGGTTATTGGGAAATGGGTAGTGCGAAGTTGCAGTTACATAGGGAAATACGACCAAGTTGGTTTAATAGAGTGATGACTAAATTATTTTTTGGATGGAAATGGAAGGATACAAAATGAAA